CTCCGTTTTACGCCTTCTTGGGCGAACTCTTATCGCTGTCTTTCGCAGCTTTTTCTCGCTGCGCGGCCTTGCGGTCTTCCGCTTTACTCGTTATGTCCATAAGCGCCTTCTGCAATGATGCCGCGCGGTTCATGCCGGCTACATTGCGAGAAGTCATGGACTCGTTCTGAGATATTGTCTTCATTGTAGCCTCTTTTCCGGCTGCAATGCGAATTCTCGTCATCAAATCGTCTTGGTTTGTGCGCTCGGCCAAGCTCATCTTCTCCATCTCGACGCGTGCCTCTGTGCCGATCTTGAGCTGAGCAATCTCTGGCGCTGCCTGCGCCTCGCCTGCTTGTGCTGCGAGCTTCTGCGCGTTCGCCATGCGTTCCTGCGCCTGCGCTTCCTTCTCCACTACCTCTGCATTCAACAAGCGCATCTCCAATTCGCTGAGCTGCTGCTGGCGCTGAATCTCTTCCTCCGTCGGCGCGGCCAAACCCTGGATCTTCTTAACAATGTCTACGACCTCGGCACGGTTCGGAAGTTGCGAATTTTCGATCAATACGTGGTCAGGAATCTGTACGCCGGCCTCTCGCATCTGGAACAACTGGTCGAATAAGCCCTCGTTGAACGTATCGCGCCTAGGCACCTTGCTGATGACTACGCTGTACTCGCCGAGGGTGAGATCGTTACGGATCTCCTCAATCGCTTCCTGCGTCTCCGGGTCGATCGAAGTCACTGGTTCATTGATATTGATGTCACGTTGGATTTCGTCACCATCCTCATTCTTCTCGAGGATCTGGACCATACGCGTCTCTGAGTAATAGTTCTGCACCATCTCAAGTATGAGTTCAGCTCTAAGTGACCGAGTGTATTCAAGATTATCGAATATGATTTCCTGCTGGATCTGACCGCCCTGCTTACGGGCGTCGAGAGCCTTCGAGCTATCCGAGCGCTGCAAACCGAGTTGTGCCTCGTTCACACCAGAGATCTCGCGGAAGAACACACCGGCTTTTGATCCAATCTCGGCTAAGCCAGATGGGATCTGGTTCGGTTGGATCTTCTGCGGCATGTCGGCGCCAGCCGCGATCTCAAGAACGAGTCCAGTCTTCGATCCCTGCGTCAGCAGATCGTCGCGATCCATGTTGACCAGTGATCCGCTCTGGAACACCCACCCCGAGTTGGCAGTCGTGTTGACGACATGTAACTCTTGGCTCGTAACCTTGTTTAGCATGTCCTGCGGGGAAATTAAGTTTCTTACCAGACCAAAAGGACGCCCGCGCCGGAAATAGGGAAAGAAAGGTATGACGCTGATCTGATTGAATAGGGACCAGTCGTCGTGCAGCAATAGCTTGTCTGCGGTGATGGTAATTCGAATCCGGCGTTCAGGCTTCCAGATAAGCATGAGCTCGTGCATCTCCGCAAACGCTTTGATGCGGTCTTGGTCCCATCCTTCGGGTACACGTCGCATGTCGCCGGTTGGGCGGTCCACGAAGAAAGCAGTTCGCGTGAGTTTGCGATGCTGCCTTTCGATGACTCGTACGCGCTTGACGCGCTTCGTCTCCTCGGGGTCGCTCTGGAAGAAGACTTCGCTATCGTAATGGTCTCCACTAAATGTAGGGGCCTCCCATTCAATCGAGTCATGCCCGAAAGTACCGTTAGCGGCAGCGAGGTCAATTTTGTCCCTGAATTCTGGGCCATATAATGCTCCTATCTCGTCTGGTGTCATCCACCGGCTGATGAAGACCTCGTTCCATGTGCGCGGGTCATATTCCTTTGCGCCCGGATCCAAAATTATATCTGTAGGATCAATCACCATCTCTCGGACTTCGCCTTCCATGTTTTCCGAGAAATCGAGGTAGTAGTAGAAGTAGCCGCGGTCTTGGATCAGTCCGTCAGAGAAGACTATTTTCTCAAGCTGCTCGGAACGGTTGTTCAGCGCAATCTGCTTGAATATGAATCGGAGTGATGTCGCGGTTTCTTGATTCGCGCCCTTGCCCATCGGCAAGAAGCTTATGTCCATGCGCGACTTGATGTACTCGCCGAGAACGGCGTTTACAGTCGACAGGACTAAATTGATTGTGTGGTACGGTCGCCCCTGCGCGTCGAGTGACGTCTTGGTGTCATCCTCCCACTGGTTTCCGTAATAGTACTCGTCGAACTCGCGTGCCTGTTCGACCCAGTCAAGATGACCGGCGTCGCGCGCACGTGTATATGATTTCCATTGAAGTTCGACTACGTCGTCTTTTCCGTCGGGATTAACTGGGCCAACAGAAGTATCGTCGAGACTGAAGTCACCCCCGAACGCGTTCAGTGTTTTCGCTGTCATTTAAGCCGCCATGTGTGGTTTTTTACCGGGTTTATTACCTTGTAGATAGTTTGATAGCTTCTTCTTCCAGCTCTTGTTGCGCTTGTCCTTTGGACGACCTGCGCCTACATACTGTTTGCCAGAAACCATCTTGCCTATCCACGCAGCGGCGTCTACGCGGTCATCTTTTACACCGTTTGGGAAGCGAAGCAATTCGTTAATTGCGTCATCAACCCACAGGGCCCCTTCTGGCCACCAGACCATACCGAGAGACATGAGGCCCTGAATCATACGTCCTCGGAGTTCTTTGTCCTGTTTCCCTGGCGGAAGCTCTTCTATGTGGAGGTCTATGTAACCCTCCTCGCGCTTACGTTGATTGAGAAACGAGTCAAGTGTAAGCGATATTTGGCCTTTTTCCAAGCCGAAGCCCCGAGGTTTCCACTTTTTGTGTATCTCGAACATCACGTCGATGATCTCTGCTGCGTCCCAGCGGCCCCGATACTCATCCAGCATATACACGTTATTCTGCTCGTCGACCCCTGCAACGTAGAACACAGACCAATCCGCGTGCTCCTTCTTGGAGATCGCGAGGTCGCCGGCTGCGTAAATATCCATATACGCTGGCGCCGTCTTGTACATCTTGAAGTACTTCTTCTGGAAGTACGCGCCCTCCTCCACCTGCGGATTTTGCTGATACAGCGCGGCCCAATCTCGCGGTGCGGTCGTGCGCTTGATCTTGAGAAGCGCCGGTAGTGGGTAGCGGGCGGGATGCAACGGCTCGCCGCGGAGCCGATATTGTTCATCAGACGTAGCGATGGCTGGGAACTCGACGACATCCCAACGATCGGCATCATCTGGCCATTCGCCGGTGTCTCTGAATTCTATCGAGGCTTCGCGCATCTCGGTTAGCAAATGACCTGAGAGGTCATCGTCATGCCACCGAGTCTGAATTACAAGTACACCTCCTCCCGGCGCAAGGCGCGTATACGCAGTGGATGAGTACCACGACTTGGCAGCTTCTCGGACTGTTGTGGACTCGGCCTCCTCTCTATTTTTAACAGGATCGTCGATGAGGAGAACGTGGGCACCTCGTCCCGTAATAGGACCTCCCACTCCCGCCGCAAGAATTCCTCCACCAGTTCTTTTATCTTTGTCGAAGTCATATAAGCTCCATCGTTCGATTGCTTCGTTCTTTTTGGTTACGCCGAGGTTGCCGAAGATAAGGTGGTAGTCCTCTTCCTTCACCAACTCTTGAATCTTGCGCGAGAAATCCATCTGCAACGACTGTGCGTACGAGCAGTTGATGAACTCCAAGTGCGGATATTTGCCCAGCGCCCATGCTGGGAAGTACTGCGAGGCCAAAAGTGACTTTCCGTGACGCGGAGGCATCGCGATCATGAGTCTGGGCGACTTCTCGTCGATCACATCCTGCAAAAACTGCTCGAGCTTGGCTGCGATCACCTTGTGGACCCAACCGGCTTTGTACTGCTCCTCGTAGCGACTCAGAAACGGCAACAAATGCCGCCTGGCCGCCTCACGACGGTACATTTCCTGCTTCGCCTTGGCCTGTGCGGTCAATTCGCGCGTTGCAGCGGCCTTTTTGGCGGCTTTTTTACGTTTTGCGGACAATTTTTTCTTTTTGCTGGCTTTTTTCCGCTGGTTTTCGGCATTTTGGGTCGCTTGCAGGCGTTCCATACCTTCCCGCGATGCGCATTCTGCACATTCTTGCGAATCGAGCCAGTGTGAGGTCTCAGTCTCGCAGGTCTGGCAGTGTTTCTTTATCGTCCGGGCCATCCTTGACTACCTCGTACTCACCTTCCAAGGTGAGGTGGTCCAAATCAGCGAGCTTCATGAGCTCGTTATTGTCCAGTCGGTTGAATTCGACCTTTCCGGACACCTTGTGTTCATGCTCAATAACCTTCGGCTGCGCAATTCCGTGCAAGTTGATCAGTTCGCGCACCGCTGCAACCTGTTCCGTGGCTGTAGCGGCGTTGTGATACGCGCTCATCA